GTGATATTTGCTGCCTTTTGATCTTGATTTTTAAACTTGATAGTTATAGGGTTATCAGCTCCGCGGTAAATCTCAATTGGTCTTTGATACACGACATTATTCCTTCTATTAGAAATTGCAGGGTTATTATAGTCCAAAATCTGAACGGTGAATATATTTTCATATAAATAACTTGTGATGAGTGGCACTGTGTTTTATCCCTTATCACATATTTATACGGATCCTAATGGAAGACAGTCACAAGGTTTTACTTGATCAATATCCCTTCCTATCGTTCATAACGTATGGGGGAAATGATTATATTGGCATTGTTCAAAATGCAGATGAATTCATCACCACTATATATGACTTTGCTGCATTGCGCACATTAGAGCAGAAAACAGTATTCTTAGCCATGGCAGATCAGTGGTGGTGGGAAAGTAACAGGCTTATACCCATTAACGTATTTTTAAAGCAGGATTGGACAGAGTTTAGGGTTTGTTTAAAAACATTCAACAGCAAAGATGTTGTAATACAACACGGGCCGTATGTAAGTCTAAGAGAAATTGCAGCAAAACGAAGTAAACGCCGTAGTATTACTTTAATTCGGAAGATGTAAGTAAGTTAGTTAACATTAATAGTTCTTCAAGAGTGTATAAACTCTTAGCACCTTTAGATGAATTTTCATTCGCTTCTAAAATTCTTAAATTGGCAGGATGATTTACTACACTTTCTGGCAGACCAGCCAACCATGAATCCCATATACTAAACTTATGATCAACATGATATGTTCGCTGACCTAAACTATATCCTTGTGCTTTTGCCCATCGCTGTGCTCTAACTCTAATACGTCTAGCATATTGCCTAAAATCTTTCATTTGTTCTGGGGTAAAATCTCCCCATTTTTCTTTAATAGACTGTTTTGCTTTTTTGCGAGCAATTTCGTTTCCGCTACAATGCTCATAGAAACATTTTTTTGTTTCTTCTTTTCTTTTAATAGCACCTTCCCAACTTTTCTTTGTTCGATTACTTAATTGATCTATATAAGAAGGGCACTCTTGATATTTTGATTTGCAAGTATACTTGCCGCCAGTATTTCGATGGGTAGCTGTATTACCGCAGCCAAAATGACATAAGGTATCTGCCGGAATAGATTGATGAGTTTGTTTATGGTAAGAATACATAGCAGGATTATTTGCTATGTATTCACATACAGGACACTTTCTTGGATATGTTATCATACTATTATTTAGTATAATAATTAAAAAAGCACACGCTATGATTGCGTTTGTTGTTCTACTAATAAATTCATATTAACGACTACAAGTTGTGCGTAGGAAACGGCATGGGCACGTTTGAAGTAATAAGTATCATCCGCAGGTTTATCCCAAACAGTCTCCGCTACTTCTTTCCATGTCTTACCAGCTAGATTACGTTTAGCTGGACGAATGATAGCTAGGAACATAGCCAGTCTAGGAATAGTATCCACAGGTTCAGGCATCTGTAGTAACAAATCATAGTGCCCATTAACATGCATTAGTTTTGCACAAACTTCTGGGTCATATAATCGAGCCCAGTCTGGTTCCTGCATAAGCTCAACTAAATGCGCTTCATCACGTACTTGTTTATATAAGTTTACATTAAGAAAATCTAATTTAACATATCCTCTATCTTCAGCTAGATTATAATCTAAACTTGCCTGCCCAGTAAACGGATCCACAGGAACATCAGTGGCATACACACCTGTGTTATGACGAACTAATTTACCATCACGTAATATACTAGCAGGTGTGACTTCAAGTAAACGAATTACTTCATCTCTGTCAGCAAAGTCTATGTCAATGTCACTTTTAAATTTCATAGTTTTTCAATAATCTTTCCCTTAAACGGATCCATTGGTGGATTAGCCACAGTCTGTTCAAGTTTATTAATCTTAACTTCTAATTTTTCTATTAGGCGAACTAGATAAAGTATGTCAGTTCGCATGTTAATTACTTCGGAGGTTAATTTTGTTATGTCGGTCATTATAGTCCTGCGGCTGTTAATATTTGTCTAGTCCATTCAGTATCGGCTAGATAATCTTTAAACTTACGTTGCCAATATTCTGGGTCAATCATACTAATTATTTGAGTAACTTGCTCCTCACCCAAGGTATCCAAGAAAGCAATACCCGAATCGCAGTTAAACACAATCCAAGGACTAATACGGCCATTGGCAATGTGATGGCATACACGATTCGCATTAGCCCGTCTAAAATAGTCCTTAAACCCGTTGGGAAATAATGCTGTATTTTCGTCCACATAATTCTGCATCTCCGTTAAGGCTCGCTCAAGTGCATCTTGTACTGCTTCTTTACGCATATACTGATGCAGGTATTCTAAGTATACAACCTCATGTGTCCAATGATCAATCTTCTTATTTTGTTTAATTACGTATTCGATAAATGCACGTGGATTTACAGCACGTATACCAATAATATGACGACCAAATTTAACAAACGCTGTGTAGTATGGACTTGTAATAAAGTCAGCATAGCTCTTTAGTTTAGCCGAGCCTTGTGTTAGTTCAAAGAAACGTAGGTATGCTTGTAAACCAAACTGTACACCAACTTCTTTTTCCTGTTGCCAACGACGTTTGGGCTCACACAGATGCGCGGCCAAAGTACTTTCCTTACGAAATTCCTTTGAACAATATTTACAAGTATATGTTGGTGTGGTTTCTATAGTAGTTTTACCTTCATTCCAAGCTGATACTATTTCATCAATCATTCCAACTCTTTCTTAATGGTCTTATCATCCATGCCTAGTTGTTGGCCTAATAGTTTAAGACTTTTAGTATCGTTAATTGCCACTAGCACATCAATTTCATCTTCACGTAGTGTAGGATATAGTTTAGCAAGAAACTTTGATGCTTTGCTGTTGCCTTCTTTCTTCTTAGTGCCCTGCCAATAATGACTTTGTCTACCCATACCTGGGCTGACAGTTGTACAACATAGCCATTGTAACTTAGTGTGCTTGTTTAGGTCAAAGAAGTTTTTGTTTACACGTTCATTCACTGCCAGTAGATAGTACGCCTGTAGGTCACTTGAACCAGTAACACTAGCACCATAGCGTAGCATTAGATAGGTACTGAACTTCTTACGATCTTCTTCTGTAAAGTTATCGTAGTAAGCACGATCTTTGCGATCATATGCTGCCATCTCATCGTTGATTTGTAAACTTGAACTCATATATTATTATACTATGTATTTCCTACAATTGTCAAGCTCGGGTATATAGTCAATTAATCGAATATTTCGCGAGCTATCTAATTTATCGTTAAATTCAAAAAACTTGGTTAATCTTGCAACCTCAATTGAATTAGTATTATCAAAGTATTCTATAAGTCCGTCAATAAAACTCTTAAGCAACGGATCATTTTTGTAACAGTTTAAGTTAGTTATATCTCTTAATGTATCAACTGATTCTGGAAAAAGAAAAGGAGATAATATATCATCAGCTGAACCGGCCAATTGGCAATGCACTAATGTTTTTGGAAATTCCGTGTCAAAAAATTGTAATAACAAGTAAAGATTAGTTATATTGTATATTGATACAGTTGTATTAAAACTAACAATGTGGCCTTGTTTTTTAAGATCATGTACATTATTAATAGTATGCATCCATTCGGATGGCCATCTAATATAGTGATTTACAGAATCTAATCCATCTATACTAACAACAAATTGTAAATTACTAAATTGTGCAAAAAGATTAAGCAATTTTTTACTAATCTTAACGGCATTCGTATTAACAAGAAATTCAAAAGAAGTGTTATTCTGATCAATACAAATCTGTAAAAAATCATAAAATTCAGGCATTGCAGTGGGCTCGCCGCCTGCAACATATAATTTTTTTAAATTAGTAAAATCAATAAAGTTAAAATCGGTATATTCAATAGGCGCAGTGTTTTCATATATCCCTATTGTCATATACTCTTTCTCTAATAGATTACTACTCTCAGGCCCGCACATTCTACATTGCAAATTACATACATTGCTTGGTCGCACTTCATAATATGCTGGTGACGAGATGTTAGTTAAATCATCAATCGAAGTTAGATTTAATCGATTAGCCCATTCTACAGTTTCTTGTTGTCGGGCACTTAATATACCTTTTAACTCGTAGTTGTAGCAAGTACTACAATGGTCAGGCAGCAATTCGCCGGCCAACATGGCATCTCGTATTTTTTTATATTCGGCATCTGTTTGAAAATTAGTTAATGCAGATAATTTTGTAATTGGCTTAGCTGATCGGCAACAAACTGTAGTAGATCCATTATTAACTAATAATTCGATAAATGGAAAAATACAAAAACTTTTATTTGTTTTAACTAACTCTTCGAATACTGTTATATCATTGGAATAGGATTGATCTAACCACGTTACTTTAACAAATTCTTCCGCTTGCTTGGCTATACGTATAGTATTATAGAATGCATCTGGATGGGTCCAGTCTGCTTTTGATTGATCTAATATAACAACTTCATCAAATAATTTAATTAATTCCACTAATTTGCCGTATTCTATATCATATATGCTAGTTTGATAATACCCATCAACAATAGGGATAATTTCGGTAATGAGGCCGTGATACTCTTGCAAATCACTATCAGCAATTGCTCGGGTTTTGACATCAGTGTCTTCACTGTTATTTCCCAAACAAAGAATTTTCTTACTTAACCTCATCATTTACCTTTGCGCAAATAGCTAAGAATTCCAGTTATGCTTTGTTGCATGTTATTATATTTGTTCTTAAGACTTTCTAATTCTTCAGCTTGTCTACGTATTTGTAGTTGCAAATTCATAATAATATCTTTTTGTTCTCTAATAACCTTGTCATGCGACAGCAGATTAGGACGCGGTGGCGCATTTGGATCTACTGCACGTTTTTTCTTTGCTTTATACTGGTCTGGATTATACGCCATCTTTATATTCCTTTGATAACTTATATATCATTATAGCATGATCAAGTGCGGCTTGTAAAGTCTTATTTGTTTTTGCAATGCGGCGGATTTCACCCCACATCTTATCTTCGCGTATAGTTACAAACATATCTTTCATGTCATCATCTATGCTATATAATGTACGTTCAGTCTGGCCAGCTTCTCTACTGTATACTGTCTTGCCTTTGTCCGGGCTCTCAAATATCATATTACCAAATCTTTGAGTAATCTACAATTTCACTCTGTCTCGAAATGTCTTTAACAAAGTAAGCGCATAAAGGTGCGTCGCCTGCTTCGACTGGTACTGCCAACATCTGACCAGGTTTAAGTTTTGGAAAATACCATTTAACATCTTGATAGATATCTACAATCTCAATGTTAAAGAATTCTGGTTTGAAACTACTCAACGGATTAAATGCAAATACGCTAAAGCCACGATCATTAATTGATGTAAGTGGTATTACTTCTAAGTCGCCAATGTCTGGTTCTCCAATAAGTACCTGCCAATCTACGGGCATTTTTACCATATTGCCACCAATGTTAAGTACCAATGCCGGGCTGTTAAATGATTCTAAAAAGATAAGTGGAATAAAGAAGTAGTCGGGATTCTTTGGATCACTATTATCTAAAATAGCAAAACGTAAATCCTCAACTTCATCCGGAATTTCGTTTATTTCGTAGGCTTGATTTTCTAAGGTTAAGATGTGCATGTGTTACTTCCACTCCGTTTTTTCTACCGCATAAGGATAGTTTGCTTCTGTATAAAATTTCTTTCTGACTGTAAGATGCCGTTTGGCAAACTTACAAGTTGAGGTTACGTCCCAGATCTGGACGAAGTCTTTGTCTTCTGCTTTGCGAATGCCCCGTCCGATACTTTGAATGACCCTAACAAAACTCTTACCAGGCTCAATAAGCACAAGGTTAAAAACACGAGGAATATTGATGCCAACAGCAGCGACACCATAAGTGGCAACAGCAACAAAGTTATCACTGGTTGCAAACTCATCATAACTGTCTTTTCTATCATTTGCTTTTGTTCCTCCTGATACAAACACTGCATCTTTGACCAAGTCAACTAATGCCTTGCCTGGAGCAATTCTATCAACTAATACAAGTGTGTTACCAGTTAATCTAATACGCTCTATCATTTTACTTATGTAATTGATACGTGCGTCGGTCTCTAATAGATATTTTAGTTCGCTTTGATAATCTTTATATTCTGCATGATCTATTAACTGTACGACATTCACGTGACAGTTAGCAAGTACACCCTGGTCTTGTAATTCACTAGCACTCAATCTGCCTAAAACTTCACCTAATGAACATTTTAATGCCATAAATTCATACATTTCCTTAGGTATTGTGCCCGTTAATCCCCACCTAATAGGAATGTGTGCCATAACACTAGTAAGTAGTGTTTTAAGCGCATCTGCTTTGGCCATATGTACTTCATCAACCATTACACAAACAACACCTTCTAAAAATTCCATTATGGTAATTTCTGCTTCGTGTGCTTTGGTATTTTTAAGTAGGATGTTTAGACTTTGCCAAGTACAAATAGTGTGAGTATGTCCAAACTCTTTGCGGTCGCCAAAGTAAACACCAACATCTAATCCCAAGTTAATGTAGTCTGCTTCTGTTTGCGTTACTAGGCTTTTGTTTGGCACAATTACCACAGTGCGTCCGTAAGGTTCACAGCTATAGCTAAGTGCTGCAGTGATTAATGTCTTACCTGCGCCTGTGGCAATTTCCTGTAGGCATTGCGGGTTACTTAAAAACTTGTTGATAATTTCAATTTGATAATCACGTAATACAACGGGTTCTCCTGCTATTGGATGTTTAGCTGGCCAAACTTTATGTGCAAATGTAGCTTCTGTTACCTGTGTAAAATCAAACTGTGTTCTGTAGTCGCGTAGGTCTTCTAGCTCAATATTATACCCACGCTCGTCAATATAGGGCAACATTTCAGCAAGCAGATTAGTGTAGGTACTGCCACCCAACTGAAAGTATGCTACTTTGCCATCCCAACGACCAAGACGTACACTTGGTAGATAACGTGCGCCCGGTATTTCATATTTAAATTTGTTGGCTAGATACTTGCGCTCTGTCAGTTCAAGACCTTCTAACTTACAGTTCACTTCATCTTTAATTATAATTTTACAGGTTGCCATTAATTAGTTTCTCTTAATTTGGTATTGGTGCAGTAGGCTATCTTTTCTGCTTGGTTAAGCCATTCCATACGTTTACCTCCGTACATCATTTCCACTGTGGAAATAAGCAAAGGTATTGAATAATTCCACGTTGCTGGTATCTTGT